CCGGCGCTGTCCGCCCAGTAGTCGTGATCCGGGTTCAGGTCGGCGGGATCGAACGGCATGTCAGAACCACGTGATGGCGAAGGGAGCGCCCACCGTGCTCCGGAGCGTTACGTCGATCTCGCGGACGTCGGGGTAATTGGGGTCCGGCCGGCCCTGTAGGTCATCTCCCTTCCGCGGCAATTCGACGTCGACATCGAAACTGGTTCCGAGGTCCAACTGGTCCGGGTAGAACGTGCCGGTCTGCGGCCAGCTACGCAGGTAGTCGACCATCGTTAACACGTTCTCTTCTTCTGACTCATGGTAGCGGAGCGTCACGCGGAGCAGGTAGGCGCGTGAGACCTCATAGGACGCGCCCAGCCAGGTCGCGGCCCGGTCGGCCCCACCCGTGATGGCGAGCGACCGCTCCCAAATGCGCATAGGCACCGTGAACAGCAGCGTGGTCGGGCCAGTGCCGTAGTCGAACCGGGGCCGCCAGGGCAGTGCAGGCATCAGGCACTCCCGCGTGAAATGGTGCGGATCCGGACGTTGCCCGTGCCAATCGTCTGGATGCCCTCGTTCTGCGCGCTGTAGACGGCCCGCACGAACTTCGGGTTGAGCGCGTCGAAGTCGCCCTGCAACACGAGCGTGATCTCCGGTCCCATCGGCGTTGTTTCGCGTGCCGATCCGCGACTGCCACCGCCCGTACTGAGCGAGCTTGCGCCGCCACCCGAACTCCGGCGCCGCCCGCCGAGTTGCGCCTCCAGCGCACGCGCCGCGCCGGCCGCGGCGGCAAAGCCGATGCCGGCCGCATTGGCCGCCGGATTGCCGAGCAGCGCTTCCATGAATGCAGCCGTTGCCCGGATCTCTAGGTATCGCGCGAGCCCTTCAAGCAGCGCCGCTACCAGTGCACCACCGGCGTTCTGACTGTCTGTGATGAGCGTCTCGAAGAAGTTGGAAAAGGCGTCCGTCATGATGCCGGCCACCATTTGCGCCCGCTGCTCCATCCGGTCCAAGTCGGCGAGGAACTCCTCCGCGGCCCACCTCTCGGCGTCGCGCCGCTTCTGGATCTCCTTCTCCTCGCGCTTCGTGAACCGCACTGTCCCGAATTGCCCGCCCGGCATAGATGGCGTGGCGAGTGCCGGCGTCGGGCCCGCGAATGGATCGGCGGGTCGCATCCGGGCGATGGTGCCCCAAACCGTGACCAGCCGCTCGGCGATTTCGAGGCGGCGCTCCTGGTCCGGGATGCCAGCCTTGATCTCGGCCGAGAGCTGGCGCTCCAGCTGGAGGACGCGGGCCCGTTCCTTCGCGGTGAGAAGCCCCAGCTCCGCCAGTTGCGCGAGGTGACGGACCTCCGCGGCCGCGGCCTTCTCCATCTCCTCCGCGAACTTCACCGCATCCTCGGCCGAGACACTCACGCCCGGGAGCTGCTGGCGCCGCGCAATCTCGGCCTCGACCTCCTTGAGTTGCGCAGAGACAACACCGAGCCGGTTCTGCACGATATCGAGGCCCGCACTCTGACCGGCAGTCACGATCCGGGCCCATCGCTGCACGAGCGCTTCCTGCTCCGTCTCCAGCCGCTTCCGCTCGGAGATCAACTGCTCTGGCGTCGCCTTCTGGACTGCGGTCGCTGCTGTTCGCTTCGCCGTTTCGGCGTCCGTCTCCCGGAGCCGGGTGATCGCTTCGGCCGCTTCCTTGATCCGCTGCGTCAGAAACTCGATGACGCCGGCACCGACCTTGCCCTGCGTGATGAAGTCGCCGAGCGCCTCCTTGAGGTCGCCCGTCTCGTTCCGCAACTGGTCCATCCGACCGCCAAAGCTCTGCGCCTCGTTCTCCGCGAGCCCCGCGAATTGCCGGCGCATCTGCTCGACCGCGTCCGCGCCCTCCTGGACGATGATGCCGTACCGCTTGAGCGTGCTCGTCTCGCCGACCATGGCGCGGCCGACCAGCCGGGCCGCAGTCGCAAGATCGATCTGCAACCCGGCCGCGACGTCCGCTACGACGTTCACGTTCTTGAGCGAGCCCTCGAAGTCCTGACTGACGACCACGAGTTCCTGTAGCGTCTCCGCGAACTCCTCATCCCCGACTGTGGTGGCGTCCTGCATGGCACGCGCGGACGCGAGGATCCCGCCCTCGACCGCCTTGTACTCGACGCCCACGGTCCGGAGCGTGCCTTCCAGCCGCTTCCAGACGCGCTCTGATTCGAGGGATTCCCGGGTCAGGTCCTTGACGCCCTGGATGATCTTCCGGAACGCGAAAGCCGCGGCAAGCGCGCCACCGGCCGCCAGCGCGCCCTTCTTGAGCACGCCGAGCGCGCGGTCGACGCCACTGACGGCCTTCTTCGCGTCCTGGTCCGCCTTCGCTGCGGCGGCCCGGTCGAAGACGAGGCGGATGATCCGCTGGATGATGTTGCCGCGATCAGCCATCAGTCCCGCCGTTGCTCATCATGGAGGTCCTGACGCCATTCCTCGTAGCCTTTGAGCGCCTGCCCGGCGCGGGTCGCCTCCGCGGTACGGAGCATCTCGCGGAGCCGCGCACGACGGAGATACGCCATCCCGTAGACGTAATGGCGCCACGTGAGCGGAAAGCCCGCCTCGGGGCCTTCGGTGTGCAGCAGGCCCGGCAGCCCCGCGGCGAACTCAAGGTATCCATCGAGGAGGTCGATCAGGCGGTGTCTGCGACCGGACGAATGCCGCGGCCCGAGCTCGTCCGGCACTGCGAGAAAAAACCGAGCAACTCCGCGAGGTCGTTCTGCGGCGCGTCCTGGAGCGGGTTCCGGCGGAACCGGAGCATACGGAACCGCCGGAGCATCCTGTAGCCCCATCTCCGGCGGAGCGGCCAGGTGGGGATCATCAGCGGGCCCATGAACGCCACGGCCTGCGCGCCCCATTCCACCCACCGCCGCGTCAGGTCCGCGAGCACGGCCCGGTCGGGCGCGGCGCCGTCCGCCCGGTCCCGAGCCGCCTGGAACTCGGCGGCGATGTCCATCTGCTCGATCTCCAGCTCCGCGAGCCGGGCACCCGGAACGAACCCGAGCGGTGCGAGCCGCCACGTCTCGCCACTGCCCTTCGGCCACTCGAACGCGCGGTACTCGGCGACGCCCTGCACAGCGGGCCCGTTCGCGAGGACGACGCCGCGACGGGCCCGACCGTGGTCAGGCCGGAACGCTGCCGATAGCCGGTTGACTCCGATCTCCGCCATCAGCTGCCGCCTTCGACGTCGATCGGCGTGCTGGCGAGGTACGGGTCGCCGATCGTGTAGAGCAGGTGGCCCTCGGGCTTCGTGGTGTCCAGCATGAGTTCGATCTCGACCGTCTGGATGGCCTTGCCACCCTCGCCATGCCGGAAGCCGGTTCCCGGCTTCCGTGGGAAGCAGCGCCAGAGCCAAGCGGTCAAGTTAAAGAGTGCGAGCTTTCGGCCCGTGAGTGCGACACCGCCGAGCAGCCAGGTCCCGCCGTTCGGATCGAGCGTCAGGTCATGCACCTTCGTGGTCGCGTTCATGAACAGTTCCTCGATGAACACGACGAGCGTCAGTTCCGAGACGGGACGCTGTGCCGAGAATCCGCCGGATGCCGCGCCCGTGGGCGAAAGGATGTCTCGGAGGTCCGGGTTCGCGAGCACGGCCGGAATCGTGAGCACCGGCGCCTCGCCCTGGACATACGCCTTGAGCGGCGCATCGCCAGCGAGTTCGGGTGCCGTGAGTCGGTTGTAGCTCGCGTTCGGCTCCATGACGAGGTCGCCCTCCGTGTCGCAGAGCCACTTCAGGTAGAGTTCGGTCGTGCCGTCCCACTGCAGGGGCGTGCTGCCGCCCGGCGCCGTGACGGCGTAGAAGACGCGGGAACGGCCGATGTCCCGCTGGGCGGTGAGCGCACTGGTGAGGCTTACGGTCGCCATGGTCGTCCCTCTCTCGTCAGGTGTACTCGCGGTACGGGTGGAACTCGACGTCGCCGCTCAGGTGCGAGACGAGCGGTTCGGGGTCATCCTCACGGCGCGTGCCCAGGTACCGGCTCCAGAGCTCGATGCCCGCGAGTGTGAAGGTGTAGTCGCCGCTCACCAGCAGCAGCGTCTGCCGGCGGAGCTCCCGGGTCTGCGCCAGTGAAATGCCGAACCAGTCGAACTGCACGAGCACAGGCATTTCGAGTTCTGTCAAATCGTCCGCGATCCGGCGGATGCCAATCGACGGCACGAGCCGCGCCTGGTTGTCCATCGTCTGCCGGATCGCCTGCGCGTTCCCGCCGAGTTGGCCGGTCACGAGCGTTGTGTTGCTCCGCAGCGTCGTGAACAGCGCCTCCTCGATGTCGAACGCGAGGTCCGGGTAGCTACGCATCAGACGTCACCCGAGAACAGGTCGCCGCGAATCTCCGCTGTTTCCTGTCCCGCCTGAGCCAGGTCTGCATCGATCGCGGACGCGGTCTCTATCTGCGAGCGACGGATGAAGCCGCGGGGCGCGATGTGGACGGTCCCGAACTCCAGGAACCGAGCCTTGTGCCACTGTCCGCCTTTCGAGCGCGGACCGCCTCTAGGTTGGACCTTGCCGACGATCTGGCCATCACGCTTGCGGACTCGCACGCGGGCAATGAAACTCCGGGCCAGTTCCTTCGTCTCCCCTTTGGGCACGTTCCGGCGAATCGCCTTGAGGAGCCGCGACGACGCCTTGCGCACCGCGGCCCGGCCAACCCGGAAGAAGCGTTTTTCCTCGGCCTTGAAGAGGTCGCTGAACTGCTCGGACGCATCGATCTCGAAGTCGATCACGAGGCACCACCAGGCGCTGGGCTGTCGTAGCCGACAAGCGAACCGACGAACGGGACAGCCTCCACCTCGATGTGATGCTTTCGCCGGCCGAACCGCCGGCCGGGGGAACGGTCGGCAGTCACGCGCCACCGTTTCGGCGTCTCGGGACCCGAGAGTGTGATGATGATGTCCCGGGGCTGGACGCTTGTGGACCGCTCGAAGCTCGCGCCCGTGATGCCCTGCGGCGTCTCGCCGGCACCGTAGTCGCCGATCGGGGCCAGCACGGGCCAGTAGGCGCAGCGCACGCTCGACGCCACGGTCGAGTACACGGGCCGCTCATCGCCCAGCGGATCCGCCGTCAGGGGCGGCGCAGGGCGGGCCACATCCACCCGGTGATCGAGCAACTGGCGGAAGCTCATGCGAACACCGGCCGGGTCCAGAGGTCGAGCGTGTCCATCATCGGGCCGAGCGCCGCGAGATCGCCATCGGAGAAGTCGCCCAGCCGGTAGCTGTAGCCGCCGATTGTCTCCGACTGGACGCCCGTTCCGCCAAGTTCACGCTGCGCGAGCCGCGCCCGGATCAGGGCGATGACGACTTCCCGGATGTCGCCAGGTTCGGAGCCCAGAGCGTATCCGCGTTTCATCCCCACCGTCTCGTACTCGTAGCCATCCAGCCAGACGTCACCGCCTTTGCGAACGAACCAGGCCGTGCGCGGCTCGCTCCGGATGACGAAACCATCGGTCGCAGCCGGCGTGATCGTGACCTCAGTCCCGCCAGGGTAGAGCCGCTCGACGATGGACGTGGGAGCGGTCGAGATGTTCGAAGCCGGCCAGATCGTCGCGAGCCCCTGGCCCGTGAGGTATTCCGTCACGTCCACGACCGGCCCGAAATAGCGGTTTGTCCGCCGCTCCACGTAGGCAACCGCCCGCGGCTCAAGCGCGGTCAGGTACGCATCGAACGTCGTGTCACCCGGCTCGATGTCGAGTTCGATCTTGAGGTCCGGAAGCAGAATCATCAGGTTCCCGTCACGTTTCAGGCCCGCAGATCACGGCCATGTTTCACCGCCAGCGTCCAGGACGCGCTACCCTCGCCCGGCTTGCCTGAGGTAAGCTCGTCGCAGTGCCAGAGCGAGCCAGCCCAGGTCACGAAGTGGCCCGGCTCGTATTCGACGCCTTCGCGGTAGACGCCCTTGTATTCGAGAGTCGCCAGCCGCTTGATCAGCCGATCGCCCAACTTCAGGTCGCGGCCGTCGAGCGTGATTTGCCCGAGCGCGTCAGTGACCATCTTGTCCACATGCGCCGCCAGCAGCGCCTTGATCTCGTCACGGTCGATCCCATCCCGACCGTCGCGGCCATCGATCCCCTTCTCACCACGCTCCCCCGGGAGACCCGACGGGCCGACGGGCCCGGGCGGGCCTAGCTCGCCATTCTCTCCATCCCTGCCGGGATCGCCCTTTGTGCCCGGTTGGCCGCGCTCCCCCGGGAGACCCGACGGGCCGACGGGGCCGGGCACACCCGCCTCACCATCACGGCCGGGCAGACCCGCGGGGCCCGCATCACCCTTTATCCCCTCAGGGCCGGCGGGGCCCATATCGCCCTTTTCGCCGCGAAGCTCCGCCCGCAATTCCTTCCGCATTTCCGCCACGCGGAGCCGGACTTCGGACTCAATCAGGAGTTTCAGAGAACTCGCAAAGGCTTCCGGCTCGATCATGCGGCCGCCTTCAGTTCGAGCAGTCGATTCTCGTTCGCGATCCGGAGAAGACTCAGGTTCACGCCGAGCACGAATGCGGCATCCATCTCCTCCGGCACTTCACGGGCCGGGACTGGAGGCGCGGGCGTCGGTTTCGGCGCCAGTGGGTTCTCCCGGTCGCGCGCGTCCAGTGCAGCCAGCGAGAAGTTCTGCTGCTGCATGTAGACCGTATCGCCTCCGACGAGCGGCGGCTGATCGATCTTCTTCCGGCCCTCATTCGGCGTGAGCAGCGCGCCGCCGATCGCCTCCGCAATGGACTTGTACTGCGTCGCCGTGTCCATCCGGAGGAGCGTATCGAGGTCCAACTCGACGCCGAGCATCTTGCCGCCCTTCGCGGCGGTCAGGCCGAGGCCCTCGTCAAGGGCAAGCTCGATCTGTTCGATGTGAGCCTGAAGACAATCGGAGTAGTAGATCTGGTTCAGGATCTCGCCGTTCTGGTACGTCGGCATGGTCCCGATCCCGACCTTGAACGGCGGGACATGGAACGTCGAGCAGACGGTCTCGGCAGTCCATCGGAGTTGCTCAATCAACTGAGAGTCGACCGCGTTCATTCGGAGCGGCTCGAACTTCAGGTTATTTCCGATGACGGCTACCTTCCCGGACTTCTTGCCCGAGTACATCTCGTTCCACCGAGCACTTAACATCTTCGAGGTCGGCTCATCGATTGTGGTGGGCGCCGTCAGGATCCCACTCGGGTTGCTGCCGTTGCCAAAGAAACCGGACGAGTTCTTCTCGATGTTGAGGCCGATGTTCGCGGCAAGGCCGCACGCGAAGATCGGGCTCACGCCAACCAGCGGATGGAACAGACAGTTCATCCGATCATGGATGATCTCGGTCGCCGGCACCGTGGCATCAACCCCTTCGATGCCACTGAGGTTGTCCTGGCCGAGCCGATAGAAGACCGAGCCATCGGGAGCGACGAGAACGGAGACACGGGACGGGTCGAGCAGGTAGAGCGCCACCACTATCCCGCGGCTGTCCCGCTCCTTCAGCACGTAGGCGTTGCCCCGAATCAGCTTCGAGATCGCCCACCATTCCAGAAACTGGATCCGGTTCTGGTAGCGGTTCGGCTTTCGGAGCACGGGCGAGAAGGCAGGGCTCGACGTCTCGGACCAGATCCCGTTTGCGTCCTGCTGCACGAGCTTAGGACGGAGCTTCCCGATGTCGGCCGAGATCAGCGTGATGCAAGCGTAGACAGCGTGATGGGCAAGGACCGTGTCGAGCGTCCATTCGTCGTTCATCTGCCAGGCGCCCGCGTACGGCTCGCGGACCCACGGGAACCAGCCGCCGCGATTATCGCCCACGGGCGACATGGGCAGCGTCTTCTTCCGGATCTCCAGCCCGAACGGGAGTCGCACCGTCAGGTCTCCGCGACCATGTCGCGCCGCCGATAATGGCGCTTCGGCTTCGCCGCTTCGCTGACCGGCTCGGAGGTCACCGTCACTTCCGCCACCAGATACCGGGCGCGCTTCATGGCGACCAGTGCCCGGGCCTGATGCGCCGCAACGCGCAACTCCTCGCCGGGCTGCACTCGCCCGATCGCCTTACCGACTGGGGTAATCGAAACCTTGTCCGCCATCGTCTACCTCGTTCGGTGCGGGGCCGGCCGCTTCACCGGCCCCGCTGTCCGCTTCACGGTTCAGGCCGCGTCAGGACGTTGCGGCCCCACCCCAGCCCACACCCTCCAGCAGCGCGACTGCCGTGCTCCGGCGCTTGCTCCAGTTGATGAACCGTTCGGCCCGGAGCGCGATCGAGTTCGTCTGGAACATCGAGACGAGCGTGGTCGGCGTGGGCGTCACGCTGTCGTTCGTCGGGGCACCTGCGCCGGTCGCCCCCGAGTCCAGCATCTGGATCGAGGCCTCACGGGAGGCATCGATGGTCACCACACCATCGTCCGACAGGTAGATCTCGCTGGCGAACGCCAGAATGAAGGTGCCGATCGGGACGTAGTTGCTCGTGATCAGCGGGACCCCGAGCAGCGAACCGCCCATCATGGTGATGCCAGGGAACTCCGGCTGGCCCAGCGCGTTCATCATCAGCCCGAGCGAGAGGCCGAGCGCCGGGGTCGTGATGTACACCGCGCTCGTGATCGGCAGGTTTGCGGCGATGGCCGCGGCCCAGAGCGCCTGGATGTCGGCCCGCACCGCGTCGCCATCCGTACCACTGGACACGATCGCAACCACGCCGTTCGTGATGGACGCCGGATTGACTCCGACTGACACAGCGACCGCCGGATCCACGAAGTCCGTGTCCAGCCGTTCGATCAGTGCGCCAGCCAGCCCATCGCGGACCAGCGCCTCGGCGCTCGGGTTGCTGAACCGGATCAACTCCTCCGTCAGTACCGAGATCGCCGCGACCTTCGTGTAGCCGTGGTACGTGTCGTTGAAGTCGAACTTCGTGACCGGCTTGGGCAGGCCCTCGCCGACCCAGTACCCGCTGCCGCCCGACGTCTGGCCGCGGATGTGGACGTTGAACGGGACCGCCCGGAGCGCCGGAACACCGCCGGCACCGAAGCGGCCGAGAATCGTTCTGGGCCGCAGGAACTCGATGAAGTCGCCCGCGAACTGGTTGTAGGCGACCAGCGGCTCGGCCCAGGTGTCATCGGTGGTCGTGCCGGCCGGGACCGCGGACTTTGTCTGCATGATGTTCGCGATCAGCTTGTCCGGCGATGTGCCGAGATCCGCCGCCGCCTTCAGCACGTGGATTGCGCGCTGCTGCTTCGGGTAGTGCGTCCTCGCGAGCTGCAACGCCCGCGGGACGTCGCCCTTCGCAGCCGCCATGCACATGGCGAACCGCGCGAACTCGATTCCGGGCGCGAGCTTCTCCTCGCGCTCGACGAAGACCGTCGACCGGGAGTCGGCGGCCGCCTTCGTGGTCGGCGCCGGATCCACGGGCTTCGCCTTCGTGGCGTTCAGTTTCTCCATGTCGCGCAGGTCGACGAGTTCCTGATCGACCGACTTGATCTCGTCGCGGAGCGTGTCGAACTCCTCCTGCTCACTCTCGTTCTTCGTGCGGCCGGCATCGCCCGCCGTTCGGGTGATCTCGTCCATGCGGGCGACATTCGCGGCCCGCTTGGCTTCGTAAGCGGCAATCCGCTCAGTGATCGTCATTCCGTCCTCCGGTCTCGTGTGTTTTGTGATGAGGCCCGAGGCGCCGGGCTCAGTGAGACGGACGATCCGACGGCCGGACGCGGCCCGAATCCGTTCGTCATACGACTTCACGGTCTGCATGGTGGCGTCGATGTTCGCAGGAATCGTGACCGCCGAAAGTTCGAGCCACCGCCACTTGATGAACCGCTGGCCCCAGGTGCCGGCGATATCGGCCATCTCAATCGGCTTGAACCCGATGGAGAGGCCGCGGACCAGTCCCAACTTGATCGACTGCCACGCCTCGTCGAGCCGCTCCTTCAGTGTGCCAGGCTCGTCGGTGCGGGCCAATTCGATGCGGACGGGGATCCCGTCCTTCGTAGGCTTGGCTCTCGTCACGTGGCCGATGGGCTGGCGCCGGTCGTGCTGCCAGAGGAAGGGGATCGGCAGCTCGAACTCAGCGCCCATCGGCTCGACGATGTCGTCCATGAGGTCCGTCGTCGGAGACGAGGCTACGCCCTCGATGACCCGCCTCTCCTCGTCGACGGCCTTGATCTCGATCAGGCTGTATGCGCGGTTCATGCGTCCGCTCCCACGAAATGGATCGTGTACTCGGGCATCTCCACCAACACATGGGAGTCCGCGAGTCCAATTGCCATGCAGAGCGCGACAATACCATCGATCCGGCCTGTCGACTTCCGCTTTTCCCACTTCTTGTTGTCCGCCGGATCCATCGCGAGCACGGCACTCGCACTGTTCCATGTGAGCACGGGATTACGTTTCACTCGGAGCGTACCTGCAAGCACCCGCGTCTCGAGGGCCGTGATCGAACGCGGCATCCAGAGCGTGGTCGGACTCGCACCGCCGCCGAACCCCTGACCGTGACGCACAAGCTGGAGGCCCTGGCCGACTATCATGTCCGAGTCATGGACCCATGCTTCGATCCCCGTCCGATCCAGTTCGCGAAGAAAGTCGGCGATTCGCCATTGATCGAAGGCGCAAGCCCTTGAGCCTATCAGCCAATCGGAAATGTCCCGGATGACGAACCCGTAATCGATTGAGCGGCCGGGTACCGCGATGAGGAAACCTTGCCGGACCCAGGCCGAATATGGCGCTTGGTCCACCCTTTCCCGGTCCTGTAGTGTATCCTTCGGCGTCCAGAACCTGAGCTCTGCACCGAGCGTTCCGTCAGCGGCGCGATAAACCCGGGCCGCGGCGGTCAGGTCCAGACGAGATGACAGATCAAGCGCCAGAAAGAAGTCCGAGTTTTCCGACTCCGGCAATTCATCCTTTTCGCAGGCCTTCCAGAGTTCACCATTCACCCACGGGTTTTCCGCATCGACCCACTCGCAGAAATTGAGTCGCCGGACGAGCGATTCCTTGCTCGGCATCCCGCGCGCTTCACGAACCTGCTCCTCAAGGTACTTGGGCTGGAAGGTTACACCGATTGACGGGTTCACCCGGGCCCAGCTCCGGGGATATCCGAGCTCCGGATCTGCTTCATCCGTGATCGGATCCTCGCCCGGTTCGAGCGCGCAAATGTAAGAGAAAAACGTGTCGTCCTCGACGTCGCCATCCGCCACTTTGATTCCGTACTGATAGCGATCGAAGCAGACGCTCTGCCGGTCAAAGCCCGCGTTCGTAATCATGAAGATGAGAGCCTGACGCCGGCCCTTCGTCCCAGCCCGCATCATCTCGACCACGTTGTCCGACTTGTGCTCGTGGATTTCGTCCAGCAGCGCACAATGCGGCCGCGGCCCGCTCTGGCTGTCATCGCTTGAGATCGGCCGGAAGAACGAGCCGGTGCGGAGATAAGCCAGGTTCCAGACGGGATTGCCGCCGGACTTGACGAGCCGAGAGTCCAGCGCTGGCGACTGATCGACCATGGCGACGGCGTCCCGGAAGAGGATCATCGCTTGATCCTTCTTCGCGGCCGCCGAGTAGATTTCCGCACGGGGCTCGCCATCGGCGACAAACATCGCCATTCCGATCCCAGCCGCGAGCGGGCTCTTGCCGCTGCCCTTGCCGGTGAGCACGAACGCGACCCGGAACCGCCGGTAGCCATCCGGGCCAAGCCACCCAAAGAGTGAGCCGACCACGAACTGCTGCCAGAGAAGAAGATCGAAGGGCTTGCTCTCGTGCTCGCCGCCATTCAGGCGAAGAACCGTCCAGAAAAACTCGAAAATCCGATCGGCGAGTTCAGGATGCCACGAAAGTCCGCGAGCCGGGCCGGTTTCCAGATCCCGCAAATGGCGGGCGCACGCAGCCCGGACTGGCGGCCCGGCGATGATCTCGCCGGCAACCACCGCCCGGGCATACGCCGTCGTCGCGTCAACCGGCGAGGCGAGGTCCCGCGAAGAAGTCTTCCGCTGGGTCCTGGTTGCCATCCTTACGCTTTCCAAACTTGCCCTGGGCGCTCGGATCCATGCCCAGCATGGAGGAGAGCATCCGGAACTGCGTGAGCTTCGCGGCCGTGAACTTCCGGGGACTCTTCTCGAACTCGGCGGTAAGAGCGCACCATGCGGCGAAGACGTGCGCGCTTTCCTTCCGGAGTGTCCCAAGGATCTCGAGCGTCGGGCCGTACTCATCCCAGAGCTCGACCGCCCGGCGATTCCGTCGCAGGAAGGCAGGCCGCTCCGCCCTCCCGGTATCCGGGAGTTCGACGGTCTCGATAGGCCTGCGACCGGGGTTTCCGGTGACGGCCTTGACCGATGGCGGCTTGGGCCGGGGGTGACCCCTAGCCATCCGAAATCTCCCCGGATTCCCAAGCGCGACGATGAGAACGAAGGTTCGGGAATG